TTGCGGAAAGCAATGCGGTGGTAGCTGCCAATGCGGCTGCTGCTGATTCTGCGCTAAGGTCGTCTGCTATTACCAATTTTACAATTTTCTCTACATTCCAACCAAATCCATTAACTCTTCGTGCAATTGCAGATACAGCTATTGATGAGATTAATTTGCTAAGGGCACGTGTGGAGTTGGCTAGGACAAATCTGTCAGCATTTCAAGCATCTGCTCCGTTGGCTCCACGCACATTAACTCAGTTTCGCAATTCTATACAAAGCAAGATCAACTCAGGAAGCGTTGATACTATTCCGTGAAATATATCATCGCCCTTCTTGCGTTGTGCCAAAGTCTTTCTGCCGCCAATGTTACGCTAGCTTGGGATGCTAGTCCTGACCCTGGAATAGGTGAATACTTCGTTCATTATGGCACATCCAGTGGGGTGTACGTAACAACCAATAGTGCCGGGACTAATCTCACCAAAGTAATTACCGGCTTAGTTCCGGGTTTGACGTATTATTTTGCTGCTACAGCCAGAAACACAAACGGCCTAGAAAGCGGATATTCTAATGAAATATTCTACCGCGTGCCTACGCAGAATTTTCCTCCCACAATATCAATTATAAATGACCAAACTGTCACATTACCGTTAATTGTAAACTTCACCATCGTCGATCCAGAAGGAAGCAACGTAGTGGTTAATGCGTCATCCGCCAATCAGACATTGATTCCGGATAAGAACCTATACTTAACCAATACTGCTTCTAGTAATTGGGTGCTATGGATGTACCCGGTTTACGGACAGATAGGTATAGCTGATATAAGTATCCTTGCCGATGACGGAGCTGGGCCGACTATCAGCACATTTAAAGTAACAATCATTGCCCCTAGATCACCGTTTAATCTGCGCATTTCTGAGCCAGTGCCAGCGTTTAGGGTTAGGTAATTAAACTTGCTTAAATCATTAACTAAGGCTTTCTTATGCTAGTTATGAAACAAATCATTGCGTTCATCACACTACTAACCTGCATCTCCACATTTGCCGCTCCAATTCCTCCACCTGATCCTAATTTCCCATACTTCAGAGCAGGAGAATTTAACCTGGACCTATACGGTACAGGAAGCCTTGGTGATTCACATAATGGCCCAAATGGTATTCGCGCTGGCCTTGGAGCAGGGGCAACGTATTTCTATACTAAGGCCCTTGGATTTGGTTTCCGGGCTGAGTCAGACAATGCAGATCATTCGTTTCTGGATCGCGCATCTGGACGAGTAATAATCCGCGCTCCTCTGTGGGATAGGTTTGCGCCTTATGGCTATGCCAATGGAGTATTCCACTTTGAGCGGGATGAATGGAGCGCCGGTGCTGGTGGCGGTTTAGAGTACCGATTTAACCCCAAAGTTGCAGTATTTACTGAAGCTGGTGCTGACATTGATCTTGGTGGTCACGGCAAGCTGGTAGGTGCGGCTGGACTAAGGCTATCATTCTAGGAGGAGTTATGGTGCTTGAAATACTATTTTGGGTGTTGCTGATTCTTATAGCTATTCTTGGGCTTACTGCATTCACCAAATTCGCTAAGTGAGCCTCGTAATTGTCTGATACATCCCAAAGTGGCGGCTGGTGGAAAGGCTCATTTCCAACCTGGATAGTGCTAATATTGATTTCTTTAATTGGCACTATGAGTCTTAGGTATATTGCTCACCTAGAAGACCGTTGGGATGATATAGATCGAAGGTTTAGCACTTATGTTACTATGGTAGAATTCCAAACATATCAACGTATGCATAAGGAGTTGTCAGATTCTATTATAGCTAGACAAGACGATAATATGAAGGAGATTTCACGTAAGTTAATCAGAGTGGAAGAACGCCAAGAGCGAATCATAGACCTGCTTTCGTCGAAGAATGTTAATACTAACAAGTAATGGACAAGGATGATTTGTACGGACGAATAGTTAGGACCATCCCCGCATTGATGCATGAAACGATTGAGCTGGAAAACTTCTTTGTGTGGCATTATCGGAGTGTTCTGCCTTGGCCTTACCAAAACTCCCGGCCTACCTGATTGGGCTTGTCATATCCTTGGCCTAATTGGCGCAGCTGCCCCCAGCGTTGGGCTGCTCTTTGCCAGAGACAATAACAGAAGCTCTGAAGACGTAGGAGCTAAGCCAAAGAAAAACGGAGTAGTGGTAATTACCACAAATACTCCATCTAACTCTACCTAAACCGAGTAGTTAAGTGTGCTAGAGTAGTGCAGAGCGCGTGCCCTATCGCGCATCTTTTCTTTCCATATAGCAGGTTCGTCTGCTTTAGGTGCAGATAGTTTCTGGATAACGAACCCCTTTCTCCTGGCCCCTTCCAGGCCAGCTACCAACGCATCAGCTAAATCTGGTGAGCGCCCAGACTTAATCTTCATCTTATCCTTAGGCTCTACCTGAATCTTGTTTGCCCCTACGTTCTTCCATTCACGGAAACAAAACTCATTCATTACTTCTTCGGTTAAGCCCCTGAATTGGCGAGACTCAACTACTAGCCTGAATGAGAACCATAGTTCACTTACGAAGTTAAAGTAGTAATCTTTGCATAGCGTAAGTATTTCGCGTGATACAGGCCGTTCACTGGCTGTTCCTCCAAACTCTACGCATTGCACGTAGGCAGACCACAAGCGAGCAAATGCGCTCATAAGGCTGCCTCTTCCGGTGGAGTCAAAGAAGACGTTCTCAGGAATGATCTCCCGTTTTTCGCATTGATCCTTAACAAATAGGGCTATTTGATCTTCAGGCATCTCATCTATCTTCACACTTACAGGCACAAGCATTGTGTCTATAAGACACATCATTTGCCGTTCCTTGCCTTCTTGATCTATAGCGATGCCATATTGCAACTCTCCAAAGATTGTTCTATCTCCACCAACACCTCTATAAGCGGCGTCTAGGAAGCCTATCTTGGTGCGGTTATTATCCTTCCAAACAATTTCTTCTAGGGCGTGGAACTTATTGCACATCTGACGTGTCAGAACGCGACGGCTGCCTTGCCCTCTGGGCATCCGTCCCATATCCATCATTGTGAACTGTAATGAATCTTCCCCGTAAAACTTTATGTCTGCATCTATATGTTCCTGAGTAATTAGGGGTATCCCAAGCTTGCCATCCAAGTTAGGTGAATCACTTCCGGGAAGCTGTACGCAGATTCCATCTGGCCAGCGTATATTCCATGTCTTGGTTTTAGGCGTTTGATCTATGCCACCATCCCAACCACCAAGCTCAGGAGCAGGCTCGCATATCACTCCTAGCGCATCTGTAGTGTCCTTAGGATTTCCCAAGGCTATGCCCTTAAATCCAAACAATGGATTACTAGATTCGCCATGAGGATTGTTCTTGGACAAGTTAGCAAATGCATCAACGAAGATGCGCGGGAGCAAGCTGGCTTCATCAGCTATGAGAATGACTATCTTGTTCTTTCTACCCGCAAATGCGCCCATGCCCTGGTACGATCCGCCTTTCTTCGTAGGCACACCTACCATGCCATTGCGGAAATCTCGTCCATCTTCAGCGTCTCCTGAGTTGCGAGCATCTGTTACTAGGCGCTGCTTGCTTTCGATAAGGTGCCCCGGAATCCATTCATATTGCTTCTTAGCCAATCTATGCTGGCTTTTGATCTCGCCCCATACGCGGTCCTCTAGCGTTTCCCTTTCCGTAGAAGTACAGATAACTGTGGTGCAATCTGGGTGACAGTAGTAAATCATCCTAGCGAAGTCCGCAGCTTCCCTTGTTTTGCCTGAAGACGCAGGTCCAAGAACGCCTATTACCCGATGATCTATGAAATTCTCTAGAAGCAAATCATTCCATTTATGCCATACCTTATCAGGATGAAGTAACTGCTGCATCCGTTTCATGTGAAAGAACAGCCCTTCACCCGCCACTGACTCATCTCGCTTAGTCCATTTGCCTCCTCGCCGGATCATCTCCATCTCAATTTGGATGGGATGTATCAACTGGTTCCACCAGACGCCGTAGCTTTGAATTTGCTCCCTGTGCTTAGGGGTATTGTAAGCCATTGCATTAATAATAGTTCAGGCTACCGTGTCCGCAATGGCTAATGGTCAGTCAGTTAGAATTACCGACGGCAGCACAACCTTCGAGGGCGGAATAGATTCAGGTGTCATACCAACTATAGAGAGCGTCCTTAATCCCAATGGCATAAAGCGTAATCAACTTTCTTGGCTTACTAATGCTACGGTTAGGGGAGGGGGAATCAATTGCCGAACAGGATGGGTTAAACGATGCGTAGTGGGTGCCCAGCCCGCCCTGTATCAGGGCGGGTATACGTACGAGCCTGACTTTGATTTCCCCTACTTGATGCTCAACATCTCAGGACGAACTATCCAGGTCAGGGTAGATACAGATTATGCCGTTAATGATGTAAGTAATGGCAGATTCCTGCCCTCAGATGGTATTCAGCATTGGTTCGCACAAGGAGAACAGTTCCTGGTAATGCAAGATGGGGTGAATGATCCGCTTGTATGGGATGGTTCGACGCTGAAGTTTATCACTGAGTTTGCCGGTATAAACCCTCTGCCGCCTGGCCAGAGCATGGACTACTTCATGGGCAGGCTATGGGTAGCCAATGGCCGGGAATACCTCGCAGGAGACATTGTGCGCGGTCCCAGTGGCACTGCTCAGTATGGCTTCAGGGACGCTATCCTGCAC